GAGAAACTGGTGGAGAAGACCAAGATCAAGAACCAGCGCGGCGACGGCGGAGAACAGTTCGCCTACAAGTGGAAGACCAAGAACCCGCACGACTTCGGCGACGTTATGGCCATGCTTTATGCGCTGGCGGCAGCGCAGAACGTCACAGGCGACGGAACCACCAAACACACCAAGCACAAAAGGAAGGTCTACAATGGGGAGCAATAAGCGCAAGACGTACAGCGACGACCAACAGGAACTCGACGGCAAGCCGTGTCCCGTTTGTGGCTGTAGCCACTTCTACATCAGCCGGGCGTTCGCCGGCCGTTTCGCCGTCCACGTTTCGCTCAAGTGCCGGAACTGTGGCGACGAGCGGCAGTTCAAGATCAAGATACAGATCGGCAAGCCGGGCTGACGGCACGAACTGTCAACAGAGTTGTGAACTTGCGAACACGGGCTGACGGCGGCCCGTGTTTTTTTTACGTCGTCGCGTAAGGTGAAAACCACCACCCACAGAGAAACGGGGCTAACTATGGCAAACAACACACAGACAGGCGTGACGGACGCGGACTTCGCCGAGGCGATTTCCAACCCCAACTCGTTCTCGGTCGATGGACTGTCGCAGACGAACCGGCCGCTTTCGGAACTGATCGCGGCGGACAAATACCTCCGCAAACGCAACCTCGCGCGCCGCCGGAACCCGCTGGGCGGACTTGTCACCCACATGGTTCCGCCGGGGACGTGCGACCGCTGAAAGGAACACCGCAATGGCCAAGCACCGCAGAACCACGTTTGAACCCGTGCGCGCGCGTTTCGACAACGCCCGACACACGCCCGACACCACGTCGCTCTTCCGCAACGTGGACTCGCTGGCAATGACGGCCGCCCTGTCGCCGGACGTGCGCAAGACCGTCCGCGACCGCGCGCGCTATGTCGTCTTCAACTGTCCCTACGCGGGCTCCATGCTGGCGACGTTCGTCACCCATGTCGTCGGGCCGTGGGCGACCATCTCATTCCCAAGCAAGGGAATCCCGGAAGAGGTGAAGCAGAAGGTCGCCGAGAAGTTCGATGCGTGGGCCATGAAGACCAAGTTTTGGCCGAAGGTGAAAGTCCTCCTCCGCGCCAAGGTGACAGACGGCGAGGCGTTTGCCATGCTGACGACGGACAAGAGCATCGTCGACGACGCGAACCGGGTCACGTTGAACGTGTCCGCGATTGAGTGCGACCGCGTGGAATCGTACACCGAACTGGTGACGAAGGAGAACGAGGTCGACGGCATCCGCTTCGACGAATACGGACACCCGGCCGAATACCGCGTCCTCAACTACCACCCCGGCGACTACCGCAACATCAAGAACATCAAGTACCGCGCCGGAAAGTGGATCAAGGCCGAGAACGTCCTCCACTACTTCGACGTGTTGCGCCCGGAGCAAGTGCGCGGCGTTTCCGATTTCGTCGCCGCCCTCGACATTCCTGCGGAGCAGAAGTCATACCGCTCGTCCGTCACCGAGACGGCCATCAACGCGGCGTCCATTTCGGCCGTGCTGGAAACCGACCAAGTGCCGGAATGTTTCGACGACGACGACACCTCGCTCGGCAAGTGCGCGACGGACATCAAGCCGAACACCGCCTTCCATATGCAGCGCGGGTCGCTTGTCACGTTGCCGGAAGGATGGAAGGCCCACCAGTTCAACGCCGAACAGCCGACCTCCCAGTACGGAGAGTTCGTGCGTTCGCTTGTCGCGGAAATGGCCGCCTGTTTGTGTATGCCCGTCAATATCGCGATGTGCGACAGCAGCCAGCACAACTTCGCCAGCGCGAAACTCGACCACATGACATACGGCGACAAGATCGCGGACGTGCGCTCGTCCCTGTCCGTCGAAATCCTCGACCGCGTTTTCTTCAAGTGGCTCGAAGAGTTCGCGGTGATCGAGAAGATCGACAGCAGAACCCTCGCCGAACTCCGCAAGACGGAATGGCTCTTCACGGAACGCGGCAACGCCGACGTGATGAAGGACGCCAGCGCGGACAACACGCGCCTCGGCAACGGCACGACGAACCGCGCCACCCTGTACGCGAAGGACGGCAAGGACTGGAAGCGCGAAACCGACCAGTCGCTGGAAGAGTTCGCCTACATTCTTAAACAGTGGCGCGTAGAGTGCAAGAAAGCGGGACTGCCGGAAGACACGCCATGCCCGATTATTGCGGCCGCCGGGGCGAAGAAGGAAGCCGCGCCGACCGAGGATATGCTGGAACACGAAACCCAGCGCAACCCGAAACAGAAAGGAAACAACAATGCCACCCGATAAGTTGAAGGAACTGATGGCCAAGCCACTCAAGGCGACTGGCACAGTCGATCTCGTCGCGGCGAAGTCCGGCGAAGAGGAAGACCCGAAGAGCGGCTGCAAGGCCATGAAGATCAACGCCTACAACGGCCGACTCATCCAAGTCGGCTGGGGCCGTCCAGTCGGCATTGAGTTGTCCGGCTTGACGTGGCGCGCAGACAATGCCGTCCCGATCCTGTGCTTGCACGACACGCACGACATCGACGCCATTTGCGGACAGGGCAAAAAGGTCAAGTGCGACGGCTCCTCGCTGATCGTCGAAGCCGACTTCATGCCCGTGAGCGAGACGGCCAAGAAGGTTCACGAACTGGCGAAAGCCGGGTACAAGTTTCAGGCGTCCGTTGGCGTTTCGCCGACCGACGTGTTTTTCGTGGCCGAGAACGAATCCGCGACCTTGAACGGCGCGGCCGTCGACGGCCCGTGCTACCTTGTCAAGGCCGGCACGTTGAACGAAGTTTCCATCGTCCCGCTCGGGGCCGATGGTTCCACCAATACGGCGATTGCCGCCGCAACTACCCAAGGAAAGGAGGGCATCATGCCCGAAGATAAGAACGCGGTCGCTGCCGAAGCGCAGACCACCGCAACCGTCGAAGCGGCGCAGATCGCAGAGCGCGAGCGCGTGGCTTCCGTTGTCGAGGCCTGTAAGGGTCACGACGACATCATGGCCAAGGCCATCAAGGAGGGCTGGACGGCCGACAAGGCCGAACTCGAGTGTCTCCGGGCCGAGAAGACCGACGCCGAAAAGGCGAAGATCGAGGCCGCCCGTCCGGGCGCGCCGGCCATCATCGACCTCAAGGCTGCGGCCGCGAAGACCGCCGACGACAAGGTCATCACCGCCGCCGCCTGTATGGGTGCGGCCATGAGCGACAAGGACGTCGAGGCGCAGTTCAAGGGCGTCGACCTTGACGCGGCGCACGACATGGGCGTTTCGCGCCTGTCCGACGTGTTCGCGGCGTTCGGCTGTGAATACCGCCCCGGCAACGACGCAAGCATGAGCAAGGCCATCAAGGCCGCGTTCTCGACGACGAACCTCCCCGCCGTTCTCTCGAACGTCGCGCACAAGTTCGCGCTCGTCGGTTTCGGCGAAGTCGGCGAGGACTGGCGTCTCGTTTCCCGTGCCATCCCGGTCACGGACTTCAAGGCGGTCAAGGGCGTCCGTCTCGTCATGGGCGGCGTTCTCCAGCCGCTTGCGAAGGGCGGCGAGTTGAAGCACGTCGCGCTGTCGGATGAGAACCGCGAACTCGCGGCCGCCACGAAGGGATCGATTGTTGGTATCACCCGCGAAGACCTCATCAACGACGACCTCGGCGTTCTGTCGCTCATCCCGCAGCGGTTCGGCCAAATGGCCGGGCGCACGATCAACAAGGATGTCTTCGGCAAGATTTCGACGACTTCCAGCGACTACGGCGCGAACACCACGGGTGCGCTCACTCTCGCGAACCTGTCTTCGGCCTATGCGCTTGCGCTGGGTATCAAGGACAGCAACGGCGACCCCATCGGGGCCATCCCGAACCGCATCCTGTGCAGCCCGTCGAACTTCCTCACGGCGCGCAACATCTACCAGTCGGAACACCTCACGGGTTCGACGACGGAGAAGGGACGCGACAACGTGATGCGCAACCTCCTCGAGCCGCTCACGTCCCCGTGGCTGTCCGGCACGGCCTACTGGCTGTTCAACACCGCGTTCCCGCTTGTGGACGTGGCGTTCCTCAACGGCCGGCAGACCCCGGTGGTCGAGACGGCGGAGGCGAACTTCAACCAGCTCGGCATCGAGATGCGTTGCTACTTCGACTTCGGCGCGGCCAAGGGCGAAACCAAGGCGGCGGTCTACTCGACTGGCGCGTAATTCGCGGACGGGCGCGGCGGCGGTTCCGCTGTCGTCGCGCCTGTCGCAACTTGAACCTCACAGAAAGGAAACACGAAAATGGCTATCAGCAAGACCAGCGGTAAGTTCACCAAGTGTGGGCAGACCATCGACTACACCATCGCGGCGGCCGGAACGGCGGTCAAGTGCGGCGACCTTCTCAAAGTCGCCGGGTGCATTTGCCTCGCC